ATTAAAAGAACAACAGATTGCAAAAGGCGTTCTTTATTTAGCTAAACATATCTTTAATGAGAATCCCACATATGAAATGGATGATTCCTATAACATATTCAATGATCCACAAATAAGCAGAGCTGGTCTTGATATGTATGTTGGTAATTTTATGCACTCTCGAAGTGCAGAGCATACTGCATCATTAATTAAACGATTTAAGGAACATCATAAGAAATATGCTGGTTCTCCAGCTTATATAGCTGGAAGGATAATAGGGGGAATACTTGATCCATCAAGTTTGTTCCTATTCACTAAAGCTGGAAGCTGGATTTTGACTGGATCAAGATTAAAAAGAGGAGCAATGATTGGAAGTATTGTAGGAGCTGAAGAAGCAAGTAAAAGATACTTTGATGATTCTCGCCCTATGATTGAATCAACATTGATAACTGCTGGAGGATTTATAATCCCAGCATTATTTCCATCACTACCAGCTAAAGCTGCTGGAAAGAAATTTGATAGATCAGCTCAACTGTTAGATGATGCTGATGATTCAGTATTTCAATCTGCTGGAACTATGGGAGCTGCTGCTCCTAAAGGGGAAAAATGGATTACATTAGAAAATAAAATAAAAGAAACAGAGATTCTTATAAAAGAAGGAAATGCAAATCCTAAAGTCATTAAGACTTGGAAGAAACAATTAAAATTATTAAAAGAAGAATTAAAAATTGAAAAGAAAAAAGCAAAAAGAATGTTTATGGAAGATAAAGAATTTCAGGCAGAAAATCAAATCAAGCCTACTGGCTTGGGAATATTTGGAGAACAAGGCCCTTACAATCCTATTTGGCGTGTAATGAAAAATGGAATTGTTTCAGCTCAAGAATTTATAGAAACTACATTAGAAGGTTCTCTATATCAAGTCAAAAACTTTTCTAATATAGCAACAAGTCCAAGTATAGAAAGAGCCATTAAATCAAGATATACTCCTTTGGTCATAACAACAATAAGGAAGATGGAAACTCTCTATACTCAATATCTAGCACGAATGGGAAAGTCAGGACAAAATTTTATAGAAAGAACTTTCGATACTAAATTTTCCAGATCAACAAATGAAGGAACAAAAATTTTAACACCTAAACAATTCAGAGAACAGATTTGGATGGCGAGAATGGGTAGTGAATCTGTAGAAGAAGAAGCTAAAGTAGCTGCTAAAAGTCTTGATAAATATTATGGAAAAATTGGTAAAGAATATGATGAATTAAATATAGCTCAGGCATTCATAGAAAAACAAATAGCTACTTTAGAAAAGTATATTCAAATGACAACCAATAATGCAAAGAAAGCAAAATTCATTTCCATTAAAAGAAAACTTCAATCTCGATTGGATTACATTAATAAATATGGTTCTCTTAAAAAAGACAATTACATTAATATGATCTTTAAAAGAGATGTTATTGAACATAGATTTCACGATTTTCACAACCTTATGAGAGGTATGTTGAAAAAAAGAGGTTTATCCAAAGATCAGATAGATGAAATCATAGAACAGTTCAAACACTATCAGCCAGTAATTCGGTTTCCAAATATTGCTGATGAAGTCAAGGCAGCACGATCAAAAAATATGGTAATAGACATAGATGAATATGTAGACAAGATAAATAAAATATCAGCTCGATTCAGGGCAAGAGATTTAGGATTGGATAATGATGATTACATTAGATTAGCTGAAGCTGGTTTCATTGAAAAAGATACTCAAACATTAATAAAACTATATTTCAATCAAACAATTCCAGACATTGAAATTACAAAAATATTTGGCGATCCAATGGGATATGGAATCAAATGGACAAACAGTAGTGGATTCCAACTGGGCATTAAACAAATATCAGATGACTATGATGAGTTGATTAATGCAGCTAAAGGAGCAAAGCAAGATAAATTAATTAAACAAAAAGAAGAAATATTAACAGATTTAGATGCATCAATACACTTATTGCGTGGCACTTATGGATTAGCAGAAGATCCAAACAGAACATTAAGTAGAGGTATTCGTATTGGAAAATTATGGAACTCCTTAACTATGCTTACTGGTATTGCCCAAACTGTTGATACAGCAAGATTAGTTATGATTAATGGAATAACAAAAACATTTAGATTAAGTTGGGAAGTAATGACAAGTGGTTATGCTAAAGAAATTTGGAAAAAATCAATGAATACCACACAGCTTGGTGGAGAAGCTACAGATATGTGGAACAGTAGTCGTGTTATGTCTATGTATGGAATGGATGATGCCTTTACTGTTTTCAATAAATTTGAAAGAGGAATGAGTAGTCTTGGAAACTTATACTTTACTTTTTTAAATTTAAGTAATCCGTGGAATACTGCTGTAAAAACAATAGCTGGATTATTCAATGGTACTAGAATGTTGGAAACAATAGAAGATTTAATTACTAAAGGTAAAATTACTAAAATCAATAGAGCAAGATTAAGAAACTTGGGTATTAATGATGATGATACTATGGCAAGAAGAATTTGGAAGGAATATATAAAATGGGGAACTGGAAAAGGATCAAAAAATAGCTGGAAGAAAAATGGGGATAGCTATAAAATACTTCGTGTTGCCAATACAGAAATGTGGAAAGATCAAAAAGCCGCAGATGTTTTTCACGCTGCAATAGGAAAACAAGCCAATATAGACATTGTTACTCCATCAAAAGGCGACATACCTTTATGGGCAAACTCAGAACTTGGTGGCATACTTACACAATTCAAGAAATTCGGTATGGCATCTTCCCAAAGAATGTTGATGAGAGGTATGCAAGAGGGAGATGCACAATTCCTACAAGGCATACTTCTGTTAATGGCTGCTGGAGCTATGGTAGATGCGTTCAGACAAAGAGCTTTCAATAGGAAATATGCCAACAAACCTTTCGGACAAAAACTTGTAGATGCCTTTGACAGAAGTGGACTGGGTGGCATCTATTCAGATATTAATAATTCCATAGAAAGATTAGCCAACAATGAAATAGGATTACGACCAATTTTGGGAGCTAAGAAACCCTATGGAACTTATAGGGATTTTTTCAATAACCCTATTCCTGATGTACTTGGGCCATCTGCATCACAAATAGCAAACATATCAGATATTATGTGGACTTGGGGAAGTGGTAAATATAATCATCATACAGCAAGGAATGTGCGTAGACTAGTGCCATTTCAAAATGTATGGTTCCTTGATTCATTATTTGATGAAGTTGAGAGAGATGTTTTAAGATGAGTATAACAATATCGGACACCAGTCCGAGAATACAATACACTGCTTCAGGCAGTCAAACTGCTTTTTCAGTACCATTTGAATTTTTCAATGCTACTGATTTAGTAGTTATTAAAACCAATTCGGCTGGAGTAGATGCTACTTTAACCTATGCTGCATCTCCATCTGGAGCAACGCAATACTCTGTTGCTGGAGCTGGAGAAACTGGTGGAGGTTCTATTACCTTAGGTGGTGGAGCTACTCTCAATGACAAATATACAATTTATAGAAATTTACCGATTGCTCGATCAACTGACTTTCCTAATTCTGGAACTTTTCCAATAGAAACTCTCAACACGGAATTAGATAAGGTAGTTGCTATGATGCAACAAAATGAAAGGGATTTTGGATATTCCCCTAGAGCTGCTGCTTCAACGGCAAACAGCTATGGATTAACATTTCCAAATCTAGTAGCAGATAAAATACTGTCTGTTAATTCGGCTGGAACAGCTCTTGAGTTTGACCAGTCAATAACTGATGTTTCTACTGTTGCTGGACTTTCAACTGAAATTGCTGCCCTATCTGCTGTTGACACGGAGATAGGATTGCTCGGTACTTCAGCAGTCATTACCGATTTGGGAATATTAGGAACTGCTGATGTCGTTACTGATCTAGCTCTCTTGGGAACTGCTGATGTTGTGTCCGATATGAACACACTCGCTACCTCTGACATTGTTAGTGATATGAATACTTTAGCAACTTCTGCCAATGTTACTGCAATGGGATTACTTGGTAATTCCACAACTGTAACGAATATGGGATTACTTGGAACTTCTGCAGTCATTACTGATATGGGATTATTAGGCACAAGTGCTGTTATAACGGATATGGCTTTACTTGGCACAAGCGATTGTGTTGCTGATATGGCAATACTTGGAACTTCTGATGTTGTATCTGATCTTAATACCCTTGCTACCTCTGCAATCGTTACCGACATGGATTTATTGGCGACCTCTGCAAATGTAACAGCTATGGGTTTATTGGGTACTTCGGCTAATGTAACAGCTATGGGATTACTTGGAACAAGTGCTGCTGTGGCTGATATGGCTCTCTTGGGAGATTCTGCTGTCATAGCCGATATGGCTCTACTTGCAGATTCTGATGTAATATCCGATATGAATGATTTGGCGACAAGTGATATAATTTCAGATTTAAACACCCTAGCATCGAGTTCAATCGTAACGGATATGGACTTGTTGGCTACGTCAGCAAATGTAACTGCTATGGGA